TTGCCGCTATTGCTGGAGTACCAGCCACTAAATTGATTGGAACTTCTCCTAAAGGATTCAATTCTTCAGGTGATTATGAGGAAGCAAGCTATCACGAGCTATTGGAATCAATACAAACCCATGACCTCACTCCATTGGCTGAACGGCATCATGCTTTAATAATGAAAGCGTATGTAATCCCTAAATTGGGCGCAATGGATGTAGAAACAACCTTGAATTGGTTGCCTCTTGATACTCCTACTGCTGAAGAATTAGCGGCTACTAACTTTACTAAAGCTCAAACATCTGCAATTCTTATCCAATCAGGTGCTTTATCTAGTGAAGATGAGCGTCAACGTATTGCTACTGATAAACAAAGTGGTTATAACGAATTAGGCATCATGGAAGAAAGTCCTAATGATGAAGACCTTGAATATGATCCCGAAGATGATCCTGATGGTGGAGAAGAACAGCCTTTTGATAGAGTAACTGATGCGTTAGATGCTGATGAGCAGTGGATTACTGTTAATGGTGCTCATATCCTTATTGATGGCAAGGGAAATGTAAAAGAAGGTCCTGCGGCTCTAAAAAAGGGTAAATTTACTTCTGCCAAAGGTAATGAATATAAAACAGTAGGAAGTAATAAGGTTTCAAGTTCTACTGGCGAAACTACAAATAAAGAAAAACATACCATTCTTCATAAGGGCAAAGAGGCTGGGACTGTATCTTCAGGAACAGGCACTAAATCTTTTAATAAGAGTGCTAATGGAAAAATTGCAAGTCATAAAGAAACAACTCAATGGGGTGTAAGCATTCCTGCTGAACAACATAATGTTAAATCGCATGAAGGCAGAGAATATAGTGCTAGTGGATTTTCTTCCAAGAGTAGAGCTTTAGAGCATTTTGGTAATGTTCATAAGCCTCAACAAAATACTGAAACTTCTCAAGAAAAATCAAAAAACGTAGAACAGCCATTTAATAAAGTGGAAGACGCTAAAGATTTTGGATCTGTTGTTAAAGCTGAAAAAGCTTTTGTTTTAGATGGTTTAAATAACCCAAAAGAAGCGGCTCATGCTCACATGGAAGCGGCTAGGGCTTATGAAAAAGAAGGCAAATTAGACCTAGCTAAACAACATTCAAATTCAGCCAAAAAACATTTAGATAATCTTTATAAAAAATAAGCTAAATGAAGTCAATTAGAAAGCCTGATCCTAAAAATGGTTTGATTGGTGGAGCTTTAAGACCTAATGCTGGAATTTCTGCTGATTTTGCCAAACCTATCGTTGATTTGGTGGGTTTAATGTATCGTGACGTAAAGCGAGAGATAGAGCGTACCTTTAAAGAAACTAATTTTGGTTCTGCAATGGATGCTTCTACATCTAGTCAATCTAGGATTATTTTGAACTATTTGCTCAAAAAATGGACAACAAGATTTGACAAACTAGCAAAACGATCTGTAGATCGCATGATTTCTAGAACTATTCGTAATTCCTCAATCACATTAGGAATGTCTCTTAAAGATGCTAGTAAAGATTTCACTATCAACACTTCATTTAGTGATGCTGTACTTCAAGACGTAATCAAGGCAAGCACTCTAGAAGCCAGCAATTTAATCAAACTCATACCCCAAAAGTACATTGGAGAGGTTCAAGGTGCTGTTATGAGAAGTATTACTACTGGAAATGGCTTACAAGACCTTGTGCCTTTTCTCACAAAGAAATATCATGGGAATGTCCGTCATGCCAAGAATGTAGCCCTCGATCAAACTCGTAAGGCTTACCAATCAATTAACACGACTAGGCTTAAAGCTCTAGGAGTTAAGAAATTTATTTGGATTCATTCAGGAGGGGGAAAAGAGCCGAGACCGCTTCATGTCAAAATGTCAGGTAATGAATATTCATTTGACGATCCTCCGTATATTGGTATGATGTATGGAAACGAAGTACGGGGATTACCCGCAGATTTACCCAATTGTCGCTGTATTTGCAAACCCATCATCACTTTTGACTTAGAGGAATAAAAATGAAAGAATTTACAGGAAATGGCGACCATGCGTTAGCCACTATGCAGTCCAATGTTACTTCAAATCAAAACATCGGTATGACTGGTCGTTACAGTATGGTGTGTCATGATAAAGATGGTAATTTCAAATGGGCTGAAGAGTTTGAAAACCAAGTGAATCAAATCGGTAAGATTTTAATGCTTACAGCACTTTTGCAAACTACTACTACTTTAGTAGGTCCATTCTTGGGATTGATTAATGCAACCCCTACATTTTCACCCCTTGACACAATGTCTTCCCATGCTGGATGGACAGAGTTTACTAATTACACTGTAGGTGGTTCCGCTGTTCGTGGCACTGCTGTGTTTGCAACCCCTACTGGTAATGCTAATGCAACACCGGGTTCAAACATTGTTACTGCCACTGCTACTGCAATTACTTACACCATCACTGGTGCTGGTGGAACTGTTGCTGGTTGCTTTTTGGTAACAGGTTCAGGTGCATCAGCAACTCAATCTTCAACCACTGGCATATTGTATAGCTCAGGTGCATTTGGTACAGCCAAAATCACTACAGCGGGTGATACAGTTTCAGTAACTTACAGCACAACAGCAACCTCTTAATAGGAGTCTTAAATGACTTTAGCACTATATGATCGAGTACAGCAAACGGGTACTGCTAACACCACTGTTAGCTTTACTCTTTCAGGTAGTGTAGCTGGCTATCAATCTTTTGTTGCCGTTGGTAATGGTAATACCACTTACTATGGTTCATTTGATACATCAGGAAATTGGGAAGTAGGTCTAGGGACTTATTCAACAACAGGTCCAACTTTAACTAGAACAACCATTTTATCTTCCAGCAATGGAGGTTTAGCGGTGACATTCTCAGGTACAGTCAATGTCTTTATAACTTATCCCTCTGAAAAATCCGTAAACCAAGATGCAAATGGGAATGTAGGTATTGGTACTAATGCTCCACAAGGAATATTTCAAGTATTAACTTCTGGTTCTTTGAATGGAGATACAGATAGCAATACAGAAGCAATGATTACTGGTTCAGACCATTCTACTAGCTCTAATCTTGCTAATTTGATGATTTTTTCAAATAGCGCAGCAACAGCAGGATTTGGTGGCTCTATTGGATTTGGTGGAAGATATAGTGGCACAGCTTCAGCCGCTTTTGCAAGAATTTCTGGTCAAAGTGATACTGGAACTTATACAGGAAGATTGTCTTTATATACAAGAACAAGTGGTAGTGCAATGACAGAAGCACTGCGTATTGATTCTTCTAGCAATTTAAATTTTAAAGTAGCTAACGCAGGTATCGTATTTAATAACTCCTCCGCACTAACCAACTCCACGCTAAATGATTATGAGACTGGTACTTGGACGCCAACCTTAACAGCGGATACTAATCCTTCATCCGTTGTATATTCCTCACAAACTGGTAGATACACAAAAATAGGAAATACTGTATATGTTTGGTGCTATATGTCAATTTCTTCTATTTCAGGAGGAAGTGGTGCTTGTTATGTTTCGGGTTTACCATTTAATTGCAGTGGAAATGTACAAGGTGGTATGCAATTAAATTGGTCTAATAATGGTTTTGTAAGCCTATTAGCTACTGCCGCTCATATACCAATAAATCAGGGAAGAGGTTACCTTGTTTACTTTAACGGAGGAGCTACTACTCAACTTCCGTTATCTCAATGGACAACAAGCACTCAATTTATTGCAAATGGATCTTATCAAGCAACTTTTTAATCATAACTAAATCGGATGGTTTAGTCGGACAGATTTTTTAACAAAAGGAGAAGCAAAATGGCTTTAACAAAAGAAGTAGCAATCGATAAGATTGAAGTGTTGGAAAATGGATGCATTCAAGTGCGTCAAATTACCCGTGTAATTGAAGATGGAACAGAATTGTCATCTTCTTATCATCGTTGGGCTTTGAATCCCGGTGATGACTTAACAGGTCAACCAGCTAATGTTGTAGCTATCTGCAATGTAGCTTGGACACCTGAAGTTATTGCTGCTTATAAAGCACAAGCTAATAAGCCATTAGTATCTGAAAATATCCCTGTCTAATATTTAAAGGCAAGCCATCAGCCTGCTTTGATGGCAAACATAGAGGAGTATTAAATGGGACAAAATAAAAAGACCCCCGTTAGTATCGATAATGTTGAATACATTTACGAATATTTAACCCAAGAACAACAATCCTTGTTCAACCATTGTGTAGACCTTGATCGTAAGATCAGCTCCGCTCAATTTAATCTTGATCAATTGAATGTTGGTAAAGGTGCTTTTATTAAAATGCTAAAGCAAGATTTAGAACATAAGCCTGAAGTAGAAGTTTAAATAATAGTTTTATCTTTTTAAGGACAAGGGATGTTTGGTACATCGGCATTTAGCCAACTCCCTTTTTCTTCGACTTCAAACCATGCGTATGCCGTATCTATTACAGAGT